GTTCTCTACAAGTGTGTGCATATCAGTTCCACGACTTGTTGCCGCTTTCGTGATTTTCTCTGCTTCTTCTTCTCCAACTTTCTTACGCCAGTTAATAAAGATTTCCTTATTAAAATGACTTGTAATTGAAGTAATGGAAACTAATCGAAGAAGTTCTTCCTCATCAGGAACTGAGTAGTATCTTACACCGTCAATCGTCTCACGCTCCAACTTGGGGAGTTCAACATCAATATGATTAAACATTAAAAACCAGATTCCATTTTTGCAATAATGTATTCTTTGACAAGTCCAGAGCGAACAATATCATCGACGCCAAATTCAATTATATCAAAAGATGGCATTTTACGCAAGATACTCATGAAATCATAGATTCCATTCCTTTCATTTGTTTTTTGTAAATCCGACTGAGTTGCATCGCCACAAAAACAAATTTTTGTATTTTCACCAACACGAGTAATAATCGAATCTAGTTCATGAAAACTTAGATTTTGAAACTCATCAACAATTATAATAGAATTATCAAGGGTTGTTCCACGTAAAAATGAAGTGCTCCAAAACTTGATTGTCTCTTGTGATTTGAGGTTTCCATAGAGCATCTCAAAGTCAGCATCAGAAGGCATCTGGAACATATACTTTACCATGTTCTTATAAGGAATCTGATAGATATCTGCTTTATCCTCGTGGGAACCAGGAAGGAATCCGATTTCCCTTGTAGCAACTAAGGAACGAACAAGATAAATTTTTTCATAGGAAGTTCTTTCGTCAAGAACATCACATAAAGCATTATAAAGACTAATAAATGTTTTACCAGTTCCCGCACATCCATAGGCAACAAGATGTTTATCCTCTTGATAGGAGTCAAAAAACTTTTTTTGATTGTCTGTAATTGGATCAATATCAATCAAATAATCAGAACTCAGAGGTTTTCTCCTCTTCATCTGTTTTGCGGTCAGACCAACACCAATTGGTTGGTCAACACTTCCTCTTTTTCTTCTTGCCATATTAGAGTTTTTTTACTGTAGAACCAGGCATTTTTGAGGCACGATCTAATACATCATTCCATCCAGGATTTTTATTGATGAGTTTATTTCTCCACTCACCAACTTCTCCTGGTGTTGCACAACCCTCAGACCAATCCCGTTTCCATTCGGGATTGTCTTTATACCACTGAGTAATATCATGAACACTCATCTCGACAACTTTTTTTTCACCAGTCTCTTTATGAATAATAGGATAAATTGCCATGGATTACAAAATCAAGATAATTTATTTAGTCTATGCGAATAGATGGAGCATCGATGCATTCTGGACACTGCTCAGATCTTGTCCATCCAAGTGCATCTGAAACGGTTGGAAACTGGCAGATAAACATACACTTACACGCTTCGGCAATGTCCATATGTTCTTTTTGAGTGCCATTCGCAGAACGCAGATTAATATAATGTGCCCATGACCTTACAGAACCACTCATATAGATACGTGTGGGCGTTGCTAAGGGTAATACAAACCTCGCACACTCCTTAGCAACCCCGTGACTCAGAAGTTCCTTGTAGAGGCGCATAGAGTGTGCAAAATGATCTTGAATCTTTCCTTGAAGAGTCAGTCTTTCATACTCTGGAATATCGTCAATTGAATTTTGACGATTCTTTGTGTCTTGGCGGCGAAGTTCGGGTACAGGAATATACTCAGAAATCAGTGAAGAATCAGCATAACGCTGTGAAAACTCTTGAAATGTAAATGAGCGATGACGGAGAATCTGTGCGGCAATACCACGAGTCGTCTCAATCTCCAATGTCATAAATGCCTGCTCAAAAACAGACCAATGATTGTGCTTAATACAATAACGTAGCAGACCCGCATAGTTTTCAGAATCCTGATTCGCTGGATTAGAAACTCGCGCAACATAAGCCATTGTTTGTTCTGCATCGGGAGTCACCGAAATAAGTTTTACAGTCATTTCTTTCCAAATCCTTTTGATGTTTGTGCTTCCAAGCTTGCGATTTCTTCTTTTACGACTTGCAACTGGTTTTTCATCTCTTTAATTTTTTCATCAGTATAAAGATGGTCTTGTTTAACAAGACGTTCAAGTAGTTTTACTAGTTCCTTTGCTCTTCTCACTCTTTGTAGTTCCTTTCTTCTAATCTCAGAAGTAAGTTGCTTCTTAAAACTTTTCATTTTTAATCCGTATAACCATCATCATCAAATACTTCATCATAATCCAAAATAGGTCGATTTTTTACATCAGGTTCAGTGTATTTGTAAGAAGAAACATCAGAATACACTTCTGCTTTCAGAGAATCAACCAAGAGTTCTAGATTACGAACAATGAGTTTTAGTTTGTCTTTGTCCATAAAATACCATTCTCTCAAGGCATTTTAGCACAAAGTTCAAAGAGAATCAACTACTCAATAACATAAAAACGATTTGGATTATCGTATCTTTGTCCTGGATAAAAATCTAATGCCATTGAAATCCTTGTCTCATCAAATGGATTTGGTTCTACACCATGAAATAGTTCACTTGTAAAAATCATAATTTTTCCTGGTTCATTTTCAATCTTGTAGGAAGGTGCATTAATAAAAGTAAGTCCGTCAAAGTAAATCGTACCTGGTTTTGTATTTCCCGATATAAAAACATTAGCACAGAAAAATGGTGGTTGTAAACTCAAAAAACTTCGATGTTTATGAATCTTTATTCCCTCACCCTGACGAAAAGTATTTGCCCAACACTGAACTGAGACAGGAGAATCCCACTGAAGTTCTAAGAAAATATCTTTTAGTTTTGGTACTAAGATATTACCAATTTCTTCAACACTCAACCAATTAAAAATACTGTGTCTTCCAGAAAGAGAATCTTCAGAAGTTCCTTCATAAACATCTGGACCCAAAGATTTTACATATTTTTCTTTTAGTAAAATTGTATCTCTTATGATTTCTAACTCTTGGTCGGATAAAATTTTCTTCTCTAGTAAAAATAAATTATTCATCTAATAAATGAAAGAAGAACACTTGTGTCAACCTACTATCCTCTGGGGTTGTACCAAAATATCCAGTTGCAGTGTGAAATTGATCTGACTTATATAAAAAACATCGATTATAAACATTTTCACAGTAAAAAATTTCTTCCCAATAATCGAAGTCTAGAATTTCTTTTAGGGGATATCTTTCATCTAACTTCTCTGTTGTTTTTCCAGTTTCTTTATGTTTGTACAAACCAGTCCCACAACGAGGAGGAACAACAGGATTCAGATAAATTATTGCTGCATATCCACTTTGTTTATCAGAATGAACCCAGGTGTGGGATCCTTCTGGACAATATTGAAAAGAACCATTAGATATTGTATTACCGTGATTCAAAATTATATCAGTTCCAACAACACCAATTCTTCTAGTATTGAAATCATAATTTAGTGCTATATCTTTATCATCCATATCAACAGTTTGAATATAAACCCATCGTTCTGGATCTATTTTTTTATTCAGTGCTGTTTCAAACTTTTTTATATTTGATAGTAAATTAGCTAAAGGAGGACGACTTCTATATCCAGGATAAGAAGTCAAACCACTACCTTTTACTTTTTCCCTACCATATTCTGGTTTTTCTTTCAAATAAGTGATTGCCAATTCTCTTATTTCATCTGGATTTTCATACCAGTTATCAATAATATAATATTCACTCATAATTATTCTTGTGGTGGTTTTGGAACGCTCTCCTTAACTTCTTTGATATGTTGAAACCAAGCAGAATCTTCTTTTCCTGGAATAATTCCTTGATCCATATCATCCCAAAGTTGATTCAACTGTTCTTCAACAGTCAAATACTTCATGTATCTTTCTAGTTTATATGTTTGTTTTTCATATTCAACTGTCAATTCATCCAACTTTGCTTTGATTTCTTCTTCAGTTGGTTTTCTTACATTTGGACTATACCACTTGAGAGTACTATAGTCATTGAATTCAACCGAAAAAGAAGCATCTAAATTCAGAGCGCAAATAGCATCTGCATACTCTGGTTTTCTCTTAAAAGCTAATTTATATCTTAGTCCTGTCATGATTGAGAAATCAAAAAATTATAAAGCAATTTTATTTATGTTCCTATTTCAAACAGCATACCTGTACTCACAGCGTTTTCGTATGATGTTTGTCCAGAACTACCAATGGTTCTATTGATAGGATTATTATAAGTGCTAGGTCCTCGTATTGCAACACCTAAACATATATTATCTGTTGTATTTGGAACAAAATGATACTGAATATTTGCTGTTTGTGGGGTAGAGTTGAAGTCTGGATCGTACCATCCAGCACTAATACCAGACCAATTATTATTTCCCTGATCGTTATTATATCCTTGTTGTCCAGCATCAGTAATTAGACCCCAATTACCTGTTCCAACTTTTTTATGAATTACAAAAGTATTATCATTATAAGTTTCTCCAGATATCATCCATTCACAAATTAGTATATTAGTTGATTTTTTTGGTTTGATGCACATGGTTAGACCAGGAATCAAAACCCCATTTCCCGCTTGACTTCTGACAATCAATTGTTCTGTCATCCAGGCAATTCTAGTGTCAACGACATTACCAACACCACCTGGTACTAATGTAACTCCAGCTACATTTTGAATCTGTCCTACTTGCAAATAACTCATTTTTTATGTTCCTCCTGTTCCATCACCAAGAACTGGTCCTGATATTTCATATATTACTCCAGTCGTTACTCCAACTTCATAACTATCTTGTCCACCACTTGCTACAGTTCTATTGACATAATAAAGTGCATTATTCTGCGCTCCACCACCTGCAAACCATAATCCATATTCTACCTGTCCTGTTGTTCCAGCCTTCCCCATATACAAAATTCTAACAGAGTGTGGAGTGGAGTCATTATTCCCATCAAATCCAAAGTTTGCAAACATCTGCCACCAGAGTGAATAAGAGTCCGTTCCACTTCTACCAAAGTCAGATGCAACAAAACTATTATTTCTTACAACTTTGACTCCTAGTTCAGAAGTATAATTTTCCTCACCACTCAACATCCATTCACAAATAACAATATTTTCAGGATTACTTACATTATTAAGTCTTAATTTTAGTGGATGGACATTTGTAGCAGAATCAAATGATATATTTTCTGATTGATAGTATCCAGCATAAAAAGCAGGACGAGAATCATAACGATAATATTGTACATCCAATACCGTTCCACTATTAGACAAAATTGTATTTCCACTTAGATCAGTAACGAATCTAGTTTTTACTTGACTCATACTGTTACCTCATAAAGAATCCCAAAAGATACACCATTCTCATAATTATTTTGTCCAGCACTTGCTACAGTTCTATTTTGGTAATAAGTACGACCACCTGTATTAGAGCTTCTTACAGCTGGTGCATATGTTCTTGCTGTCGTAGAACCAGCGATTTGACTGTAAATCATAGTAATTACATTAGGAGTTGAGTCATCATTCTGGTCATAAATTTGAGGCGTAAATCCAGACCATCTATTATTTCCAGCATCATTATTATATCCCTGCTCACCACCATCAGTAATTATAGCACCATCCTTATGAACCAAAAATACAGCATCATGATTCATTTCACCAAACATATTCCATCTCATAATCAATCTATTTTGAGATCTTTTTGGAGTGACTGTCAAATTGAGTGTATTAATTGTAGTTCCATTTCCAGTGGTTGGTCCAGAAAAAGTTGGTCTACCATCATACCTAACACGAACGACTTGAACAATATTTCCAGTCGATCTTAAAATATCAACATTGTTATCATTAACAATTTTATTAGTAACTAGTATTCCCATTTTTACCTATAATTCAATCAATGTTCCAGAAAGCACCTGTATTAACAGTAACCGTAACTCCATTTTGAATCGTAACTGGACCCGTAGAACTCCAGTTTTTTGTTGTATCTAAAGTTGTATTTACACTAATTGCATTATCATTACCAGTGATGACTCCACCACCACCAAATCCAATAACTACTGCCATTTTAGTAACCTCCTTTGTATTTTTACGTTTTATTAGTAAAAGTTTATCAGAAGATTCATAATCATATCAAAATCTATTTATAGAATGAAACATAAAAAAAGGGGAAGATCAACTTCCCCAATGCGTCATTAAGAATTAGTTAGCAGTCCCCTACAAATTTTTTTACAGACTTGTTTTTCGTCATCACACTCAATTAGACAATTAAAATAATCGTTAACTAAATCATTTTGTTCGTTACATCTATCTATGGTAT